TTAAGTTTAGTTAATTTTAGTTTTTACTCCAGAAATAAAATGGTGTCAAGGGGCTATCTTGGTTGCAGTTGAAGATGAAGGTGAAGATGAAGATGAAGATGAAGGGGATACTTTTGCCATTAACAAAATGATAGCAAATTTTAACATTGCTATAGCTTTGCTATTAAAATGAAAGGGGGGCTGGGGCGGAAAACATAATTAATGAAAGGGAAACCGCCCCAGCAAACGCTATATTTTTACGCTAATTAAAGATGCGCTACGCCTAGCGTTGAGGCGCAATTCTTAAATCTGGTCTAATATATTCTATACTATAATCACCTAATTTGGCAATCTGAAAAGCACGAAAAGGTGGTATAACTTTCCATTTTGACACAGCTGGATGTGAAATACCAAGCATTCTAGATAGATTTTTTCCACCGTATTTAGATACAATTTCTACTTTTCTTTTTTCTGCTAATATTTTATTATCCTTGTTCATATTTTTTTACAATATCATGGTTTAATCGTTCTAAATAATTAGCTTGATCTTCGCATGAAATTGCTTCATTGGTTAATTTTAGTATATCATCTGCTTTTTTAAAATGTTCTGGTATAACAGAAGATCTGTCAAGATTGATAATTTCTTTATCTAATCTTTTCTGTTTTGCCCTTAATTCTTCAACTAATTCATCTATAACACTAGCCATGTTTTGTTCTATATTTGTTTTATTAACAAAAGTCAATATTAAACTTGACTTCAGTTAATACATAATTTACAAGAGTTAATCAATAATAAATTAGTGAAAAAAGGAAAAAATATGACAACAATAATAGCAAAAACAAGTAATGAAACAAGTCGTTATCCAACTGTTTCGGCAGGTGTGCATGACGCAAGGTGTATCAAGATAATAGAACTTGGCACACAAAGAAAAGAATATAAAGGCGATGTATCTTATAAAAGACAAGTCCTTATAATTTGGGAAGTGCCAGAAGAAAAAGACGGTAATGGTCAACCTTTAACTATTAGTAAATTTTATACATTATCGTTACATGAAAAATCAGCTTTGGCCCAAGACTTGGCTTCTTGGAGAGGTAGGCCATTTTCTGAAACAGAAAAACAAAGTTTTGATATTGCCAAACTTGCTGGTGTACCTTGTAAAATGAATGTTATGATGAGTGATACTGGTAAAGCCAAGATATCATCCATTATGCCATTAGGTAAAAACGATAAAATTGCTGAACAAATAAATTCAACACTTGTGTTTAGCATGGATGAGTATTTACAAGGCAAAAAAGAAAACTTTAATCAGTTGTCGGAAGGGATTAGAAAAATGATCTTAAACTCTAAAGAGTTGGAAGATATGAACCAAGATCTAGGTGATGAAAATAATGGTTCTGATCTAAAAGTCGGCGATACTGTACCATTTTAATGGAAATAACAAATATTTCTAATTTACCTAAAGCTATTGAACGTGCTGTTAAAAATGACCCATATGACAGTACTGGTTCTAATATATCTACTACTCGTTTAATAGCACCACCTAGAATTAGGGTTTTAGAAATGCGTAATTATGATCTGATTAAAGAAGATGTATCAGATCGTATATTTTCTTTATTAGGACAATCTGTTCATCATATCATTGAACGTGCTAAACAAAAAGTTGATATAGCTGAAAGAAGATTATTCTATAAAGATAATGATATAACTAACAATTGGACTTTAAGCGGTCAATTTGATTATTTAACTAAAGAAGGTAATCTTATTGATTTTAAAACCACTTCAGCTTGGTCTGCTCTTGATGCTTTAACAAATGGTAAAGATGAATGGGAACAACAATTAAATGTTCTTGATTTTCTTTGTCGTAAAAATCAAAAAGATTTAGTCAGATATAAAAAACAAATCAAAGTTAAATCTTTAAGTATTATGGCAATTTTACGTGATTGGTCTAAAATGAAAGTTATGCAGTCAGATAACTATCCACGTAAACAAGTTGTAATGATACCAGTACGTAGATGGACAGAAGAAGAACAAGATAATTATGTTCGTTCACGTATAAAACTTCATCAAGAAGCTGAACAATCTGAACAAATACCTGTATGTTCTGCTAAAGAAAGATGGCGTAAAGAAGATAGTTATGCAATTTATAAAGATAATAGAAAAACTGCATGGCGTGTCTTTGAAACAAAAGAACTAGCTTTACAATTTTTAGAACAACAAAAAATGGTTGAAGGAAATGGCTGTACAATTGTTCATAGAAAAGGTGAAGACGTTAGATGTCAACACTATTGTAGAGTAAATCAATTTTGTAATCATTATATGAATGTGGCATTTTAATGACAAAAATAGTTAAACCATTTATTGCAACTAAAGACCCTTTAGTAAGGGATTTATTGCATAGATTTTCTAAAAGATCAGATGATGGAATAACTGCTTATAAATGTACCATGGATAGAGCAACTAAACCTTTGCAAGCATGGATTACAGACGCTCAAGAAGAAGCGTGGGATAAAATAGTTTACCTAGAAAAACTTAAAAAAGAAGTTGTGGTTCTAGGTAAGCTATATGAACAAGTCTTAGAAGAAAATAATTATCTAAAATCAAGAAAAAAAAAGACTAAATAATTTATTTCTATTAACCTTTATATTTGATAAAATAGGTGTTTAAATTATATTTTTATGCCTTATGGAAAGATTAAAAGATTTAATAGTTAAAAATTACGAAGAAAAAAAGAAAGAACAAAGCGATAAACTTCTTTTTAAAACAAGAAAAGAAGTTGAAATCAATGCTAATGGAACTTCTGGTTATAAAATTAAAGAAGGTATAAACAAGGGAAAAATCTTAGCACACTTAAAAACAGAAAAAAATCCATTAGAAACAGTTTCAGATAGAATTGAACAAGATATTAATCATTGTGTTGTGAATGATGATACTCACGATTGGGGTGGTAAATGAGTATAGATATGAAATGGGTTGTTGGAGTTTTAGCAAGTATATTAATGGGATTAAGTACATGGGTGCTTGTAAGCGTAGTAGATTTAAAAGAAAAAACTTCGGGAATACAGTCTGAATTGTTTATTATTAATCAACAGTTTGGTAGAGTGTATAATCATATGAACGAAATGATGATGAAAAAATGATAAATAAAATATTAGATTACATATATCAAAAAATAGGCAAATATGCTGGTATGATTAATGTTTGGTGTTGGCATAAAAGAATTAAAATTTTATTTAAAGATCGTGATAAAAGAGTTAAATTGAGAAGAAAAAATGGTTAAATTTATATTAGTGTTGCAAATATGTCACACATTATCAAATGTATGTGATAATCCTATTAGTAATCAACAAATATATAATTCTTATAAAGAATGTGGCATAGATGGATATAAAAAATCTTATGAAATTATGAATTTTTTAGATGAAAAAGATTTGAATGAGAATAGAACTGTCATAAGATTTTGGTGTGAGGAAATAAAAAATGCCTAAAACAGTTAAAAAAAAACGAACAACAAAAACAAATAATGAAGTATTGTGTATAAAATTAGATAATATATATTCTATCTTAGAAAAAAACTCAAAAGATATTGAGGAATTAAAAGAACAAGTTGCTATGGGTAAAGGTGGAATTAGAGCCATATTTGTTATAGGAGCATTAATAGGTGTAATCCTAGGAGTTGGCAAATATTTTAAATTTTGGAGTTAAAAATGTGGTTAAGTTTACTTGGCATGGCATTCAAAACAGGAGCGGAAGTATATGCTAACAATCAAAGAACGAAAAAAGCTATCTCGGATGCAAAATTACAAACTGCAATACGTATGGCTAAAGGTGAAATTGAATATCAAGGTACTATTCTTGAAAATCAAAAATCTGATTGGAAAGACGAATTCATATTAATTTTATTATCAGTACCAATAGTAATGTTAGGGTTTGCAGTATGGTCAGATAATCCAGCACACATGGAAAAGATGAAGTTATTTTTTCAATATTTTAGCGATCTTCCATTTTGGTATCAAACAATATTCGTAGGAGTAATTGCTAGCGTGTACGGTTTGAAAGCAACAGATTTAATTAAAAAGAAATAATTATGGCTCACGAAAATAATATTACTAAATCTTATAAAGTAAATGGTAAAACTAAATATTACAATGTTCCAGATCCTAAACATAAAACTCCAGATATGAGTCTTCCTAAAGAATACGGAAAACAATATGATACTTTAGAAGAAGCAATAGAAGGCGCAAAAGCTATATCAAAAAAATTAGATAAATATTCTCATAAACATAAAAAAGGTTTTCCTAAATTTGGAATGTAACAATGGTAGCTAAGAAATACCAAAACGAAGAAGGCGGATTAAACCAAGCAGGTAGAGATTACTTTAAAAGAACAGAAGGATCTAATTTAAAAGCGCCTTTATCATCTGGTACTAATGCTAGACGTATATCATTTGCGGCTCGTTTTGGCGGTATGGATGGGCCAATGAAAGACAAGAATGGTAAACCTACTAGATTAGCTTTAGCGTTAAAAAAATGGGGCTTTGGAAGCAAAGAAGCGGCTCAAAACTTTGCTAATAAAAACAAAGCATAATGGAATATAACGAATTAAAAGAACGTATTAAAGAACACGAAGGATACAGAAATACCATTTACAAGGATAGTCTAGGTTTTGCCACAATAGGATATGGGCATTTAGTTACTCCAGAAGATCATTACAAAGAAGATATTGAATATCCTAAATCTGAATTAGATGCACAATTTGAGGCAGATTTTCAAACAGCAAAAGCACATACTGAAAAATTAATTAATGACAACAATGTGGCAGAATTATTATTCAATGCCAAATGTGTCTTAATTGAGATGGTATTCCAACTTGGTGTTGGTGGTGTATCTAAATTTAAAAAGATGTGGTCTGCATTACAAGAACAAGATTACAATGAAGCATCAATACAAATGCTTGATAGTCGTTGGGCAAAGCAAACTCCTTCACGTGCTAACTCACTTGCACA